AAAAAAAAAATTATTTTTTCTAAAAAGAGTGTATAATATACACAAACATAAAAACAAAAATTACCGATTAGGTAATAAAAACTGTCATTTATGTAATAAAATTATATTTAGACAATAAAAAAAAAAAATTCCACACCATATCAATGATGTGGAATAAAAAACTTTAAAAGGAGGCTAAGAAAGATAAAAAAACTCTTAGCTAATCTATGTCAAGGAGTGATTATTTTAACTCTTTAACAACTTTTTTTGAAGGTTTAAAAGAAATAGATCTTCTCTCATTTAAAAAATAAGTATCTTGTCTATTGTTAAAATGGTCTTTTAATTCTCTAGCTTTTAAAACCTTTGGCTTGAATGTGCCTAAACCCTGTAATTTCACAGGTCTATTATTTTCGATAACTTCTTCCTGCACAATATCTTTTAAATTTCTGATAACTTCATCAATTTCATTTGTGGGAGTATCAAGCATTGACCTCGCCTTTAATTCTAAAATTAATTCTTTTTGATTCATATTATCAACTTCCTTCCTATTATAAATTTTATTAAACATTTTAATGTAAAGAGCGTTTTTAAACAGAACGCTCAAAACTGCTACAAAACCATTTAAAAGGAGAATAAAAAATGAAACCTAAAAATAAAAAGAGATGCCTATAGGAGAAATATATTACAAATTTTTTATATTTATGTCGTAATCAGATGAATTACCTTTTTTGTTTTTGCTTTCTTTATGTTTTTTATATTCTTCAATGAGTTCCATCACAGTAGAGTTATTTTTATCAGCAAGTTCGTTTAACTCTTTAGAAGTGTTGTGAAGTACCCATTCTTTAATTGTAAGTTTTTTGTGAAATAACAAAACTTCAACTCTAAATTTTTCTGCAGGAGTAAGCCACGTTTGAAATGATTTAAAACCTCTTTGTTGTGGGCTTTTTCTACCTGAAAAACTTCTCTTTTTTGCCACAGCTATCAGTCCTTTTTAATTGATATAATAAATTATATCACGAAGTACGGGTTGATGTCAAGTTATAAATACTATTATTTAGTAATTTTAATAAAATAATTTTATTTATACATTTGTATTGTTGTGTGTAGATTTTTGTATTACAAAATTTTTAAGTTCTTTTCAGTGTGAAAATATATACCAGTGTACAAATGTATAAATGAAAATAAGTACATATTATATTAACATAATAATTATTTTATTTTAACTAAATAGTATAACTATCTAATCTTTTTAGAACTATTAAGAGAATTTTTTATAAAAAAATATTATATCAATTCTATATCTTTATATAAATATAATTAATAATGCTAAAAACTTTGGATAGTTATACTATTCAGTTAACAGAAAGTAAACTAAAACATGACTTAAATAGTCTGGATTAAAAAATCAATTAAAAATGCAATTCAAATTGACTTTAAAACGATTGTATAGTATAATTTAAAAGAGGAGGGATTTAAAATGGGAAATAATAGAATTGAGCCTTATGAAAATCCATTACAAGGAATAATAACTTTAGAAGATTATAAAGTTTTAGAACAGGTTATAGATCAGTTATCTCTACCTCAAAAACATTCTCTAAAACAAGTTAGTGAGAATGTGGGAATATCTTACCAGAGATTAATAAATATATTATCTAAACCTGATGTGAAAAAGTTAATACAGAAAAGAATTGACTTAAATTCTATGGCATATGAGAGTGTGGCATGGGAGAGTTTAGGTGAACTTGTGGCTTCTGGTGATTTGGCTGCAATTAAATTCTTTTTTGAGCTTCAGGGTAAATATCATAGAAGTCATGGATATGGTAATAACGTAATTTTTCAAAATAATAACGGTAGCAGTGCAGATGTGAGAAGATTAGAAGAAAAATTAGATGAGCTGGGTGATGACTTTCTAAAGAAAGCTGCTAACATGGACACAGATAAAGAGCAGTCTTTAAAAGATATTTATACTTCACAAGAAAATGGTGATACAGATGAATAATAAAGAATTAAAACTTATAAAAAGGTTGAGTAAGATAAAATTAGCAAGAAAATATATATGGTATTATGCACAAGCAAAAAGTCCTACATTTTTTTCAGAAGATAAATGGTTTTTACAGAAAATTGCAAATACAATACAGGGAGCGATTGACGGTACAATAATTAACCCTAAAACAAATAAGCCATACAGAAAAATAATGATAAATATACAGCCACAGGTTGGTAAATCTAGAACAGTTACTAACGCTATTGAATGGATATTGGGTAATAATCCCGATGAACGTATTATTTATACTTCTTATAATGACACTGTGGCTTCAAAATTTTCGAGATATATAAGAGATGCTATAAATCAAGAGCATACTCATGAAAATGATGAAAATATTATATTTAGAGATATATTTCCAGATGTAAAACTATCTCAAAATAATAGAAGTGTGCAAAGATGGGCTTTAGAAGGTCAACATTTTAACTTTTTGGCTGCTGGTATTGGAGGAAGTGTAACTTCTGAGGGTGGTAGCATAATAATTGTTGATGACCCCATTAAAAATGCTAGTGAAGCGTTTAATGAGCTTGAATTAGAGAGAAAATGGGAATGGTACACAGGAACTCTATTAAGTAGGGTATCTGCTGAAACTTCTGACCCTATTGAAATAATAATTATGACTCGTTGGAGTAAAAATGACATTTGTGGTAGACTTTTAGCTCAAGACGACCATAATGAGTGGTATGTGATACAAATGGAAGCATATCATAAGGATAATTATAAGAAAAATAAAGAATATTTGGATAGCAAAACGTGGAATTCTCTTACTGAAAATGATAGAAAAATGCTATCTCCACGTACTTTTAAATATGAGAGATACAAAAATTTACGTAACTTGCAACCAGAAATGATATTTTTAGCTAATTACCACCAGAAAACTGTTGATGAAAAGAACAATTTATATGGAAAATTTAAAACTTATGACATTTCAGAAGCAGAAGGCTTAACTTTTGACAATATTTACGCTATGGTTGACTTAGCTGATAAGGGTGAAGATTTTTTAGTATCTATTATATATGGCGTTAAGGTAGTTAATGGAAATATGTTTCATTATGTACTTGATGTGTATATGACTGATGACGGTTATAGCGTAACTATGGAAGAAGTTGCTAAGCGTTTAGCTAAATTCAAAGTTATGCGTTGTAAAATAGAAAATAACTATGGTGGAGATGCTTTCTTATTAGGTGTGCAAGAAAAGGTTGAATTTTTTGGTAACCCTTTTATAGAATTTATATCAGAAAGAGAAAATGGTAATAAAGAACAAAAAATAAGACAATATGCCCATATAGTTAATGATAGAATTGTTATGCCAAGTGATTGGAAAATGAGATTTCCTGAATTTTTTAATCACGTAACTGGTTATCAAAGAATAGGTAAGAATTCTCATGATGACCCTGAAGATGTATTAAGTAATATGGCTAAAGAAATAGCAGAGAGTTATGGGGGATTTGATGAGTGGGTTAGATTGTTATAGGAGGTGTAAGAATTGGGAATATTTAATTTTGTAACTAAATTATTTAGTGGAAAAGTACCTTCTTATAGTCCTGAATATGAGTATTTTAAGAAAATGTACCCTAATTGGGATAGTAAAAATAGACAAGAAACAATGGAAAAAATAGGTATTGTATACAGATGTGTTAAAGCTATTTCTGATGATATATCGTCTATAGATTGGAAAGTTTATAGATACGTGAAAAATGAATACAATAGGCTAGAAAAAGAGCCTGTGGATACTAAGTTATTAAATACTTTTTTAAGTAAACCTCACCCCGATTTAACAATGCAGGAGTTAATTTGGAATGTAGTTGCTAATATGAATTTGGTTGGCGAGGGAATATTAGTAAAAAAGAAAACAAGAAGAAAAATAAATGGTGAAAGTGTTCTATTTGCATTAGAGCCACTAAATCCTGTGAATTGGAGTTTAGAGCTAGACCCTAATACAAATAGACCTAAACAATGGGTACATATTAGAAATAAAGAAAGGGTTGTGCGATATTCGGATACACTACATTTTAAATTTAGTAATCCTAAGAATATTTATAGAGGGTTAGCTCCAATGAGTGCTGCACAATTAGCCTCTCAAAACGCTTTATATGCAGCAGAATTCAATAGAAACTTCTATTTTAACTCTGCAAATCCGTCAGGAGCATTTATTTTACCTGATGGTGTGGCATTAAACCAAGAGCAATTCAAAAGACTACAGAATCAAATAAATAAAGCTTATACAGGAATGAAAAACACAGGTAGACCATTAGTTTTAGAAAAAGGTATGAAATTTGAAAAAATTCAAATAACTCACCAAGAATTAGAATATGCTGCTAATAGAATAGAAGATAATAAAGAGGTTGGATTAGTATTTGGTGTGCCAGAAGCTAAATTATACGGTACAAGTGCGACATATGCAAGTTCTATTCAAGCAGAAAAAGACTACACAAAGAATACACTATTACCGATAGCAAAAATAATAAAAAGTGTTTTAAACAGAGGTTTATTGAATGAGTTTGTAGAAGATAGAGATTTATTTATAGATTTTGAAAATTTTGTACCAGAAGATATGCAATTTCAAGTATCTAAAGACGTTAGATTAGTGAAATCTGGAATAATAACTCCTAATGAAGCAAGGGTTAATCAAGGATACCCAAGAAGTAAAGATCCTAAGGCTGACGAGTTATATCTAACTTATTTAGAAACAGATTTTGATAACAATCAAGAGCCGGACGATAAAAATACGACACAAATGTGATATAATATAAATGTAGGAGGTGAATACATATGGATAATAATTCAATAATTTTTAAAGATATTGGAATTGTAAAAGAATTTTTAGAAGATTCCGATGAATATATTATTGAGGGTATTGCTTCAACTGAAGATGTTGATAGATATGGTGATATTGTGAAATTAGATGGTTTAGATGTTAAATCATTTATGAAGAATCCATTATTGTTAAAAGGTCATGATGCGTGGGGTACTAACCCTATAGGCAGAGTAACAGAATTAAAAGTTGTAGATAACTTAGACGGAAAACAACTTTATTTTAAAGCAATTATGGATAATGAAGATGAAACAGCAATGGAGCTATATAGAAAAATGAAAAAGGGTATAGGTGGTGCAGTTTCTATTGGATTTATACCTAAAGAATATAAAGATAGTAAAGAGGGATATATAATTACTAAATCTGAGCTATTAGAAATATCTCTTGTAACTATACCTGCAAATCAAAACTCTGTGGTTACATCTGTAAAATCATACATTAATAAAAATAAAGACTATGAAGATTTATCTTTATTAATAAAAAAACAATTAGATGAAAATAATGAGAAAATTTGTGGTATAATAAAAGAGGAAGTAAAAAAATTAGAAGAACAATTAGAAAAAGGTATTTTAGACTCTAAAGAATTAATAAATAATTTTGTTAATGATATTAAAAATTATACAGACGAGCAAGAATCAAAAAATTCTGAAAGCGATAAAGAAGAAGGACTTCATATTCAAGTAGGCGAAAAAATATATAAATTTAGGCAGGAGGTTGATTAATATGGGAAAAGATAATCAAGAAATGAATGGGCAAGTATTAAAAATTGAAG